CATCTTCAAATTGAGGCTGTAAAGCTTCCATCACTTTCTCGTAAATCTTCTTACCATATCTGAATAAGAAAACTTTACCTTCATTTTCAGGATGCTTCGGGTCAGAAACTACATAAATGTTTGAGTAGTATTGTAGTTTTCTCTTTTGTTTTCTAGCGATTTCTTTATCGCTTTCAACACCAGAGTTCCACAACTTACTATTATACTCTGAAACTGGGTCTTTCTGATTTAGTGTAGTGAGTGAATTCTCAATATACCATTTACCAGTTGGACCTTGAAATGCATGATTCCATAACTTTACCCATGGCATTTCTTCACCATCAGGTGCAGGTAGAAATCTAATGATTGCATAACCATTACCAGATTTATCTAGTTCTGGTTTCCAGAGTCTTTCATCTACATATGATTGTTTTTCTACTGGTGCAGATTCTTTTTCAACTGCAGCCAATATTTTGTCTAAAGAATTAGACTTTTTGAGTGTATCTAATGACATATATTTTCTCCGTATGCTATTATATGCTATTTTATCTTCACTTAATCATAATATAGTATTATTTATACAACTAGATTGAACTAAATTTACAACCTGGTTGAACCAGATGGCCAAACATTTGTCCATAACTAATTGTTTTCACATTGTCATATTGAGACCATTCTTCTATTTCAGACTTGTCATCTATGACTCTGTAAAACTTTATTTTAGGATAACTCTTAAAATTATCCGTGTGTTGCTCTATCCAATTTGTAGGACTAACATATTTACAATCACTTGATATATAACAATCAGTATCTTTGTAAACATTATTAACAAGACCTTCTCTTGTCATATCAAATCCTAGTAAAAAAACTTGTGTGGTAAAAGATTTATTCTCTTCAATACCAACTCTTACTGCTGTCGGACCAGAACTCCAACCTCTGAATTCACCATCAAAGAATTGGTCTAAATCTTTTACTTTATCAAACTCATCAACCCATGTAATCCATAAACCTGCATTACCTAGTTTTTGTCTAACATCACCTTTTGGTAATCCTTTAAATGTTGATAGAACTTCTAATATTGTATCTTTAAATCTTTCTGGGTCTATACCATGACACACTAAAGAGGTACGATTACCTTTTTCATTTTGATGTAGAAACTTATCTACTGTATCTAAATCTAATTTTTTGAGTTGCTCGTTTAATTGTTCCATACTTGATTGTTCTAATCCAGTATATTGTAACATCTCATAAAATTGTTCAGGAAGTATTTTCCATTGTCTAAAGTAACATTTATTTTCTTTACAATAACCAGATGAATATATCTCATGCATCATTGCCCAATCTGTTGATATTAATCCATCTGGTTTGAAATCTCTATAAAGTGCATTACACCCATAGATTTTACCCCATTGTTTAAATTGTTTTAGTTCGATACCATCTCTGGACTCACCATTACCTAAAACAAAAATATTACTTTTCGGTGTCTGAAGGTCTTCCATCATAATCATCTGTATACATATGTTTTTTCTTGAAGGCATGAATGTTATCAACTTCATCTATATCCTCAAGTTCATCTTCTAGGTCCTCTTCATCAACTGATGCATCAGTATATTCTTTATCTCTTATTTCGACAATTTTGTCAGAGTGACCTATACCAGCTAAAAAGTTAGTTAGTTTTTCAGCCAATGCATCCATATCATGTTCTTCTATGACTGCTTCTATTTCAACTCTCTCTTCTTCACTCATTGTATCGTCTTTAATTTCATTTGTTTTAATGAAAGTATATCTTTGTTCCATTTAGTTTCTCCTAAATCTTTTATTTCTATGGAAAGATTTTTCATTCATTTCTTTAAGTCTTACTCTTAAAGAGTCTAATTGTTTTTGTAAATATGCATTATCAGTTCCTAAAACTTTAACTTGTTTTTCAAGACCTTCTAATTTTGAACGATAGAAATCTCTTTCTCTAATCAGAGATTCGTTTGTTGATGTCATAATATACTCCATTTATAAGATTAATAAGAATCATTTTATAGTATGATTTGTCAAAAGTCAATAGTCCACCATAATTATTTAATCTTTTTTTATGTGATGGCCATATGACATTCTCTTGAATCTTTTTATCCCAATCTTTATCAAATTCTAAAAGACTCATAAGAATTACCATTGTTTCAACACTTATTCTATTTGCTAAATAATTTCTTAACAATATAGGGTGTTGACCATTTTCTACTTTAAATAAACTGTTAAAATCATTTACTTGATTTACTAATATATCCATATCTTGTTGAAAATTATATCTTAAACTTTCAACTCTTTTTCGCCATGACAAATAATTATCTTCATTAAAAGAACCAATGTAACCTTTTTCTTTTACTAAAAAATTAGATATAAAAAAGTCTTTTACTTGTTCTTTGTATTTTCTTGCTACTCTACCAAAAAAGAATTTATCTTTTCTTTTTAAGTAACTTTGTTTTGTTACAGTTGTTTTACCACCATACTTGTTAAAGTCATAATCAGAATTGAAATGTGCTTTAAGAGCCATGTATATCTTATATGCATCAAAAGCTTCCATAGTAATCATACTGGTAACTTACCCATTTTTGGTAAAAAGTTTAAATCTCTTGCGTTAGCTTCTATTTTATCTTTTAGTGGTTTTTGAATTAAATTTGTAATACTATCTGGTTCTAATTGATTTCTTGTACAATAGTCAAGAATAGCTTCCATGTGAGTAATCTTTTTTTCTTGAACTTGTTTTTCTATAAAAATTGAAAATGATTTAGGTGTCATAATATTAACTTCATTAAAAAAATAAGTGGGTGGCTTCAAACCTCTAGGGTATTATACACCACCCAAATATATATTTGTGTTTATTACTTCTCAGCACAGGCATAAGAATTGATTTCTAAACCTACTGAAATTTCAGTAATAATTGGTTTTGACCAAGCCATAGTTTTTCTCCTATTCTAGAATTAAGAGTGCTGGTTGCCCAACGACCGCAGCCCACTCAATGGCAGTTTCTGTTTCCAGGTACTGCCGAACCCATAAAACTATGCCGCTAGGGCATAATCTTGAGATGCAAAATTATCGTTTGCATTTATTAGTGTTGAACTATAAGGCGTTCACCCATATACTCCAATAGTCTTCTAATACCTGTCGACCCTACATTACCCCCTCATTCGGGTTGGTGGAGGTAGGCGGAATCGCACCGCCGTCCAGTCTATTGTCTTACTACCTTCAACGCATATTCTATATATCTATAAATTACATTTCTGTAAGTTATATGAATAAACTGTTATTTTTCATATACCAGTCTTTACAGTATTATAATACATATTTAACTCTTTGTCAAGTAGATGTAAATATTGATGTTTCTTTTTTACAAACTCTTGTACTGTACCATCTTCTGTAACCACTAATATAACTATTTGTTCTATCTCTTGTAATGTTCTTTCTTGATACATCTCTGCATATGCAGAGGCCTGTATGTAATAGTTTTCATTCCAACTATCTTCTCGTTCTTTGGTGCTTGTTTTAAAATCAATTACAGATAGAACTCCGTCCCATTCTGCAATACAATCTACTCTACCAGCGATTTTATAGAAGTTGTGCCATAATGTTTGTTCTTGACAATGAACTAATCCAATACATTCATCTAAATATGGTTTTAGTTGTGAGAACAAACAATAAGATAAAAACCTACCTTTTTTATATTCATACCAATCTTTGTTCTCATAACCATTGTCTAAATATTTTTCACAAAAATGGTGTACTTGAGTTCCTCTGGTTGCAGATTTTCTTGCAACATAGTTTGCAACATCTTCACCGACTCGCTCTCTCCATTCGTGTAAACCTTGTTTATCTCTATTCTTTAAAACAGTTGTGATAGATGGATAGAACTTACCCTCTGGTGTTTCATATAATCTTACACCGTCAGTTGTTTTTGCTTTTATCTCTGGAATATTTAAATCAGTTTTGTGTTTGAACATTATTTTTTTTGATACTCTTTTGGAACTTTGCCATAACCTACGACTCTATCCCATTCTCTTTGTGTATAACCTTTTTTATCTACTTTCATTCTATTACAACTTCTTTTTCTGTATATGCTTTTTTCTTTTTATATTCCTCTGGAATAGGCATCCAAGTGATACCCATTTCTTCCCATTCTTTTTCTGTATATCCTCGTTCTTTATCTAGTATTCTTTCCCAACCTTTAGTCCAACCTGGCGATTTCATATTCATACATTTAATCCTTTTGTATATACAGTTTTACCATTTATTTTACTTGCTGTCAATACCGATTTTCTATTTCCTTCTTTTTTATATGATACATGAGTCCACCCAGAGTTAGGTTGGCCTGGTGTATAGAACTCTAATATCAACTGGTCAAAATCAAGGTTATCGTGAATATATCTTGATACCTCTTCAGTTGTCGCCTTCAAACATTCTATGTCAACTGCCTCACCTTTACAATGTTGTGACCTTGATGAACCACCAATCTTTGCATTTAGTTCTGGACTTCTATATCCAGATGTAATGATTGTTACACCAAACTTTTCTCTTACTGGTTGTACAACATTTTCAAATAATTCTTTTGCATTTTCTAAATGTTCTTCACTCAATGAATTATCTATACCATGTCTTGATGCAGTTTGTGATTTAACATATTCTTTTACTGTAAAATTTTCTGATAACTTCATTACTTTATCTCCA